AAGTCCAAACCGTGAGAAATTGTCGCTTTGAGCGATCTGTTCAAGGCGTTTCGCATCTTGTTCACAAGATGATGCGAATTCGGCACGTTCAGTTTCAACACTTTGCAGTATTCTCGCCAATACCTCAAAAGAGTTGGATGCATTGGGTAACTGTCGCCATCTATTTCTATGAGCGGCTGTTGCTCCCAAGCTGACGTCGGGGATAGGGATACTTGTTCTAGTAACAACCGAAGCCCATTCAAGCCAAGAGCGGGTCTCTGCGCATGGAAAACTTGTGATCTCCCCTCGAATTTCGTTGTGTACTTCGCCAAGTATCTGCTTGAGCTGTGGTTGAGGGGTTGAAAATCGCAATGCCCATGCGGCCATGTGGATATGTGAAACCGAGTATTTCTCAATTGGCCGGGACTGTAAGAGAATCCTTCTCTCCAATTCCTCACCGCGTTGTACATCACAGCGTGGAAGTGTGGTCGCCCAGTAGTATCGCCGTACTCGAGGACCCCATAACAGCGGATCCTCGCCATATTTCCAAAACGCTTCTCCGATTGCCGCAATGCGTTGGTGAAGTTCCTCCACATCTTTCCTGCGCCGACTTCTTGAAGTGTGGCTAAACCAGTGTCGTCTAAGGTCATAGTCACGAAGCAGGCGGTGAAGCTCGACAAGGCCTCTAACCGGATGCGTCCAGCCCATTGATCGCGCCGCATGATCCGACAGGACAGGCATTGCCCGCAGGGAACCTCGATGGTCCCCCCATCTGTGAAACGGGAGCGGTCTTTGATCGTGATAGGTGCTTTGCATCGCATCCTCGGGCCTTGGTGTGTGCAGTGGGATAGTCCAGATCAAGAAACGTGTAGGCCGCCCCTCTTTGGGGCGGCCCTGAGCGGCCTCATTCGGCCGATGTGGTGGGTTCCTGTGGGGTAGCTGACGGTTGTTCCTCGGAGGGTTCGCCGTCGCCCTCTTCGCCGTCTGAGACGCGCATAAGCTGCGCCTCCTCCTCTTCGAACATGAGCGGTTCGTCCGACGAGTAGCGGTCGATCTGCTCGAACTCTTCGCGCATGACCATTCCGCGTCTGAAACGGTCGTGCAGCTGGGCGATGAGATTGGACGACGCCTCAGGTTCGGGAGGCGGTAGATCGTCGAGGGGTTCGCCGGTTTGGAGAGGACGCACGCGAGCTGCCATGGCGAATTCGGTGGTCTTCTTGACAGGCGAGACGATGAGAGTGGTCGCGTGCGGAACATAGAAACGCTGACGCTGCATTCCCCCAGGTGGGAACGTGACCACGAGAGACGCATCTCCCTCCTTGGCCGTATCCACGACGACGATGCTCTCTGAGCAACTGACGCTCAGAGAAATGAGGGAACGTTGATTGACCTCGATCTTGGCGGTTCCCTTGTGGGCGGTGAAATAGCCGTACTGCATCACAGAGCTCCGATGCTGGCATTCGCGCGCACTAGGCGGCGAGCTTGCAGATTGTTGATGACCGAGCAAATCGCCTCGGGCATTCCCGCATCGGCGTAGACTCGGTCTGTGGGAGTGCAGGTCACGAACGACGAGTTGAGCGTCGGCGGCGACGAGAACTCGCGCGCCATCGTCCAATCGTTTTCCGTGCCGCCGCGGAGAGAGCCCGACACATACGACACGCCATGACGGTATTCCTCATACTGGGGAACATAGCCAAAAACGACGTCCTCCGATCCGGGGGCGTACACCTCTTTTTGGGTCAGCTCGCGCCAAGGCAGCAGCTCAAGCTCGCGATGCCAGAAATCCGTCGCATCCTTGCGCAGCCACTGCGCATGAAGCGCGTTCTGGTACATGGTCTTGGGCCGAACGGACATGAGAGTGAGAAACACGCCGTGTTCCTCGAACATCCGTTTGAAGCGGCGGGTGTTGATAGCACCGATGCCATGGCCAGCCATGTCGCCGACGGCCGTAGAGGCTCCCTCGGCTGTCGCCAAGACCTCCGAGAAGTTGAGGACATTCTTGCCTCCGCCGCAGTACTCCGGTCGCTGAAGCCTGCCGTCCGACGGATTGACCCCGAGGAACCTGAGGTAGTCCTCGTAGCGCGAGCCGAACATGGCCCGCGCCTCCGCGATCCGCTGCAAGCCAAGTGACCGCCGCAGATCGTTAATGTCCATCGAGATGGACGGCGGAGAAGAAAGACCCTTCGTGATCATCACGCGGTTGTCGCCGGCAGTCTCGAGGTCCCAGGTCTCAGTGACTGGGTTCCACCTGCGGACGTCATCGTTGGACCCTGCATTGATCTGCGAAAACGCCGCATCCGATCGGAAGGCAGGCGAAATCTCACCGTCGATAGCGATCGGATCGCCCTGCTGGGGGTTCGGGCGAGCGATAGTGAACAAGTCCTTCTGCCAACAGATGCGAGCGAGAGTAGCGTCTCCCTCCGTCCGAGCGGTTTGCAGGTCCTGATCCCGATAGAACTCGTTATAGATCAGGTTATAGGCGCGCAGAGGCAGGACACTGACCTGCCCTGCGTCCTCCGGGACGCCCATGTGATCGAGCACCTTCGAGACGCTGTAGCGCGTCACCTGAGGGACGGTCGTATCGAGACGACCAGTAATGAACCGCTCGAACTCGTCCCAAACAAGTCGATACGGGACAAACCAGTGATGCAGTCGGACCTCAACCCGATGCATGAGAGGGTTAACAAGTGGCGCGATCCTGAGAAGCGCTGAAGACGACCCAATAAACGTATCACCGGGCAGTACTTCCTGCGTCTGAACGGGGATCAAGTAGCCGAAGTCAAGGGACAACTTGTGTTCGTGGGACAGATTGAAAGTAGAACGTCGCATCACATACGATCTCCGACCATGCGATTGAGGAAGCTCCAAGTACGGGAGCGGCGGCGCGAACGGCGGCGCTTATAGGCCATGGTGTGAGTCTCCTTTTTCGAGAGCGTTTCGGATCATCGCCGGCGTGTAGCCCATTTCGCGCAGACGCCGGCGTGCTTGGTGGCTGGGTCTCTTTCCCAGTCTTATCCGCGGGAGCGCTTCCCGCGATTTCTTCGTCTCAGTCTGGCGGCCTTCGCGCGCTTTCGCGTCTTCGCGGAGTTGCCGCCGGGTTCGCCCTGCAATGTCCTTGACGAAGGACCAGAGCGCTTCTGTGGGTTCGGACCCCGCATAGGCAGTGAAACGGTTTCCGTCGCTGTCGACATTGTTCTCAAGAAGGCTGACCGTACGCGCATGCTCTGACGCGTCACCCAGCTCTCCGCCGAAGATGCCGCGGCCGAGAGGAAACGAGCCAGCTTCATTCCCATCTGCCGATGGACTGCGCGCGGCTTCGGTGGCTTCCCTGAGAAGTGTTCTGGATCGTGCCGTTCGTAGTTGCGCATCTGCGGTCTCCGCTTCCGTCCTTGCGAGATTGAGTTTGATCTCCGATTGAGCGATGGCGTCGGCGCGAGCCTCTTGACGCTGCATTCGCTTGTCTAGTTCCTTCCGTCGCCGCTCTTCTTGGAACGCATCCGCAATTTCCGCCAAGCCTCCGCCAACCGCTTCGCCGAGGAAACCAGTCGAGACAGGGTCGATGTCTGGGGCTCCGGGGGCCATTGATGCTCCGGCCGACGCCGGAGCAGCAGCTCCACCACCAGCAGACGCACCAACAGGAGTATACCCAGCGCCACCTCCAGCACCGAGAGCAGCAAGTCGATGAATTCCGGCGCCATCCGCGGCCTCCATGAGATCGTTGAACTTCCAGCCCGCGGATCGTTTCGCAAACCTCTCTGACATAAGCCGATCTAACGCCGCCTGAGAAGCCGTGAAATCGCGAGCGGCTGCGCTTTCCCCCGCCACGAAGTCGCGGGCGGTCGCGGCCTCCGCCCGATTGTACTTGCGAGCGAGCGCAGATTGGTTGCGATTGAACTTCTTGCCATCGAAGTAGAGTTCTCGGTTCAGCGTGTTCGCTTCCGACGCTGATCGCGCGGCCATTCGGCCCGCCGCGATCCCTCCGAGCATGTTGAAGAAGCCTCCGATCATGATCAGTCCTTACACCATGGGATGAACGTTTCCGAATTGCGACCGCGACCCTTCATTCCCCTATGTCTCTTCTTGGTCGCGGCGCTATGAGGGCGGCAGTCGTAGTGGTCGATTACATAGTCTATCTCCCTTGTATTCTGTTGCGTCCTGCTACGGGGTAGACCTTTCCTTTGTAAAAGGGGACGCTTTACTACTACTTTCGGGGGTTTGATGCCGCCCTTTGTTTTTGTGGGCGTAGCGATCCGCCCAACGTTGACCATCGCGCTTGCGCGAAGCCCCGCTTCCGCCCCGGCCAGACTGGCACGGCGGCGTCGCGTTCTATCTTTCTTACCTAAAAGCTCATATTCAAGCATTTAGTGTGTTCGATAGGTTATTTTAACGCCTGAAACGCTCTTTTGATTACGCACATAAGTTCTGCGTTTTCTTAGGTATTACTTTCGCTTCAACTGGAAGTCTTTTAACAACTGTTTTCTTTTGCTTAGAAGATCGGGATTTTGGTTTACGACGTGCCATTCATTCGAACCTTCGCTGCATGTATTAGACGATCTTGATACCGTAGTTTATTTATATGATTTCTTTCCTCTTTGGTCAGACTTTTTCTTTGTCTTTCCAAGTCCAAACCGTGAGAAATTGTCGCTTTGAGCGATCTGTTCAAGGCGTTTCGCATCTTGTTCACAAGATGATGCGAATTCGGCACGTTCAGTTTCAACACTTTGCAGTATTCTCGCCAATACCTCAAAAGAGTTGGATGCATTGGGTAACT